TGCTCACCGGCGGCACGACCGGCGCGGTGCAGGATGCAGCTTACCAGACGTTCCTCGACAAGATCGAGCCGTACAGCTTCAACGCGGTCGGCTGCGACACGAAGAACAGCACGGTCAAGGGTCTGTTCGCAAACTGGACGCGCCGCCTGCGTGATGAGCAGGGCGTGAAGTTCCAGTGCGTGCTGCATGGCTACCCTGCGGCAGACTACGAGGGCGTGATTTCCGTCAAGAACGGACTGGTCGGTGCATCTGATGACCCGTCGGCCGTCTACTGGACGACCGGCGCGGAATCTGCGTGCGCGGTCAACCGCTCGATGACCAACTCGACCTACACCGGCGAGTACGACATCGACACGAACTACACCCAGACCCAGCTTGAAAAGGCGATCAAGGCGGGTGAGTTCACGTTCCACCGTGTGGGTGACCAGACGCGCGTGCTGACCGACATCAACACCTTTGTGTCCGTCACGGATGAAAAGAGCGCGGATTTCTCGTCCAATCAGGTCATGCGCGTGCTCGACCAGATCGCCAATGACATTGCATCGCTGTTTAACTCGAAGTACCTCGGCAAGGTACAGAACGACGCCTCCGGCCGCGTGAGCCTGTGGAGCGACATTGTAGCGCACCACACCCAGCTCCAGACCATCCGCGCCATTGAGAACTTTGACAGCAGCAGCGTCACCGTGTCGCAGGGCGACATGAAGAAGTCTGTTGCGGTCGAGGATCATGTACAGCCGGTTTCCGCGATGGAACAGCTTTACATGAAGGTAATCGTTGAATAAAGGAGGGAAAAGTCATGCTGAACGCTCCTGTTATGGAAGCAAATGATGCGGTATCCGGCTCGATGGCCGAGTGCTACGTCACTATTGACGGCAACCGCTACAATATGATGCAGCTGTACAGCTTTGAGTCGTCCGCGAAGGTCAACTCGCAGGACGTGAAAATCCTCGGCCGTACCGGCATCGGCAAGAAGCCAACCGGCTGGTCCGGCTCGTGGAAGGGCACGGCGCACTTTAACCAGAGCGTGTTCCGCCGCTGGTTCCTGACCTACTGCAAGACCGGCAAAATGACACCGTTTGAGATTCAGGTATCCAATGAGGACCCGTCCTCGTCCGCCGGCCGTCAGACCATCACGCACACCGGCTGCCTGATCGACAGCTCGATTCTGGCGAAGTTCGACGCAGGCGACAGTCTGCTTGACGAGGAGCTTTCCGGCACGTTCGACGACTGGGATATGCCCGAGGAGTTTACCGAACTGTCCGGTATGGAATAAGGAGGAATTTGTACAATGGGTAATCTTACCGCATTTCTGGCGCAGAACGCCAAGCAGGTTGAAAATGTGAAGCTGGTCGTATCCGACCGCTTCACCGATGAGGACGGCAAGCCGCTCGAGTGGGAGGTGCGCTGCATTTCCTCGCGCGAGGACGAAACGCTGCGTCGTGACTGCCAGTACCGCGTACAGGTGCCGGGCAAGCGCGGCAGCTTCCGTCAGGAATTCGACAACGTGCTGTACCTTGCCAAGCTGGCAGCGGCCTGCACGGTTTATCCGAACCTCAACGATGCAGAACTGCAGGACAGCTACGGCACGAAATGCGCCGAGGAGCTGATCTCGGCCATGCTGACACCGGGCGAGTATACGAACTACACGGAAAAGCTGTTCGACATCTGCGGCTTCGGTGATGCTCCTAATCTGGTGGAACAGGCAAAAAACTGATTCGGGACGGGGATGACGAGGCTTCTGTCGCACATTTCTGCCTGCAGGAGCTTCACATCCTGCCGTCCGCGTTTTTGAGCCTGCCGACGGAAGAGAGAGCCTTTATCACCGCTTCGTGCATTGTGCGCGGTGAGGAAGAACAAAAGGCTCTGGATAAGACGAAACGAGGGAGGTGAGTTCTATGGCACTGTCCAACACCGTCCAGCTGCGCGATGGCATGAGCAATGTACTCAGCCGTATCGCGTCCAACCTGAGTGCGGTCAACGACCGGTTTGAGCGTATGCAAAGCCTGACCGAACAGGCGGCGCCGACCGGTCTGTATTCACAATTTAACAGCGAATTGGCGGGTGTGCGTGAAGAACTCACCCGAACCGTGAGCGAAGTCGAGGAGCTGCGGAGCAGCATGACCTCGGCGCAGCCGCCGGCGGAAAACTTGACGGCCTCGCTCAAAAAACTGGGCACGGCGTTCCTCGGCTCCAAGCTGGTGAGCGGTATCGTGAGTATGTCGGACGAAATGACGCAGACCACCGCTCGTCTGAATCTGATGAACGATGGCCTGCAAAGCACTGCCGACCTGCAGGAGCTGATCTATCAGTCGGCTATGCGCTCGCGCGGCGCGTACAACGCTACGGCGGATGCAGTCGCGAAGATGGGTCTGCTTGCCGGTGACGCATTCAGCAGCAATCAGGAAACGATCGCGTTTGTCGAGCAGCTGAACAAGCAGTTTAAGATCGCCGGCACCTCGGCAGAGGGTCAGGCCGCCGCCATGCTGCAGATCACGCAGGCGATGGGCTCCGGCGTGCTGCGCGGTGAGGAGCTGAACTCGGTATTCGAGCAGGCACCGACTATCATTCAGTCGATTGCGGATTACCTCGGCGTATCGGTCGGTGAGATCCGCAGCATGGCGCAGGAGGGCGAGCTGACGGCGAGCGTCGTCAAGTCCGCGCTGCTGTCCTCGGCAGAGGAAACCAACCAGAAGTTCAACGAGATTCCGCTCACCTGGTCGGACGTCTGGACGCAGGTCAGCAATATGGCGATCATGGCCTTGCAGCCGCTGCTCGAAGCCATCAACTGGGTGGCGAACAATATTGAGGTCATCGGCCCGCTGGTGCTTGCGGCTGCGGCAGCCTTTGCGCTGTTTGCGGTGGCCGCCAACTGGACGAAGATCTGTGCTGCGGCTACGAAGGCGCTGACTGCCGCACAGAAAATGCTCAATGCCGTGATGTCGCTCAACCCGATCGTGCTGATTATCGGCAGCGTTATCATTCTTATCGGCGTGATCGCGGCATACATCAACTACACGAACCGGGCGAAGAACGAAACGACGAGCGCTGTCGGCGTGATCTGCGGCCTGTTCGCGATGGCGGGCGCGTTTATCTACAATATGTTCTATCTGCCGGTCTACAACGTCATTGCCGACCTTATCAACTTCCTCGGCAACGTGTTCCAGCACCCGATTGCGTCGATCGAGATTTTGTTTTTGCAGCTCAGCCAGTATGTTGTCGGCGTCATCCGCGGTATGGTGAGGACGATTGAGAAGCTCATCAATCTTATTCCGGGCGTGAAGATCAACATCACCAGCGGTCTGGACACGTTCTACGACAGCTACACCGACAGCATCCAGAAGATCAAGGATCAGTCCGGGTGGACGGAGTACGTTAAGCACAAGGAGAAGATCGAGTATTCAACGGCTTACGCCAACGGTTACAACTGGGGCGCAAACCTTCAGAACAGCATCTCTGAAAAGCTGGGTCTTGACCTGCCGGACGATCCGGCAACGGGTCTGCTGTCCAACATCGCGGACAACACCGCACAGATTGCGGACGATGTGAGCGTATCCACGGACGACATCAAGCTGCTGCGCGATATTGCCGAGCGGCAGGTCATCAACAAGTACACCACCGCCGAGATCAAGGTGGAAATGGTCAACCACAACAATATCTCGAACGAGATGGATCTGGACGGCGTAGTCAATCTGCTGGAAGCCAAGGTCACCGAGGCGCTTGTCACCAGTGCGGAAGGAGTGCACATCTAAATATGTACGAGTTTTACATGGACGGTGTGCGCCTTCCGGTCACGCCGTCGGCGCTGACCATCAAGATCAGCAACCAGAACAAGACCATTAACCTCATCAACGAGGGTCAGCGCAACATCATCAAGACACCCGGATTGAGCAAGTACAGCTTCAACGCGCTCCTGCCGAACAGGGAATACCCGTTTGCGTGTTACCCGAACGGCTACCAGCCGGCACAGTATTATATGTCACTGCTGGAAAAGCTGAAACGTGAGTGCAAGCCGTTCGAGTTTTTGGTTATCCGCACGGATGACGCAGGCAATCTGCTGATGACGAACGACCCGGACAAGCCGCTCATGGTATCGTTGGAAAGCTACGAACTGAGCGAGGATGCCGGTAGCTACGGCGTTGACGTGATGGCGAAAATCGAACTGCTGACTTATGTGGATGTCAAGACCAAGCTGATTGAGTTCAAAAAGAGCGAAAGCAATTCCAGCACCAAGAAAGCGACCGTCACGCAGAAGCGCGACACTACGACTGCACCTAAGAACAAAACGTACACTGTTAAACAGGGTGATACTCTGTGGGATATTGCCCGTGTACACTTAGGTAATGGCTCTAAGTGGACGAGCATTTACAGCCTGAATAAGACCGCCATTGAAGCCGCGGCGAAGAAATACGGTAGATCGAGCAGCTCGAACGGTTGGTGGATTTATCCCGGAACCGTGCTCAAGCTGCCGAGTTAAGGAGGGGAGAACATGGGTAAATATGTTTGGCCGTGTCCGTCCTACTCGCGTATGTCGAGCGGCTATGGTAACCGCGTACACCCAATTTACGGCACTGTCAAGTTTCATGACGGTGTAGACCTTGCTTCTGCTTCGGGTACTCCTATTCTTGCGTTCGCTCCTGGTACTGTAACGGTATCCGGTTTGAACGGAGGTTATGGTAACTACATCAGTATTAACCATGGCGGCGGTCTGATGAGTTTCTACGGACATTGTTCGAAACTGTATGTTTCAAAGGGCGCGAAAGTTTCCGCAGGTCAGAAGATTGCCGCCGTCGGTACAACTGGCAACTCGACCGGCTGTCACTTGCATTTTGGTATGCACTTGAATGGTTCGTCGGTCAATCCGCTGAACTATGTATCGTCGAAGGACACAGTATCTAACTATTCCGGCGCGAAGTCGGGCGGTACTGCTACAAATACGGTTAAGGCACTCTTTACCGCCTATTATCCTGCGAATAACGCAATGGAGGGCGGTTTTCTTGATGCGCTTGGCAACAGGTTAGACCCAAGCAAGCATACTTGCGCTGCACCTCCGAGCGTACCGTTTGGTACTAAGGTTACAGTGCAGGGCACAGGTACAGCGCTTGACGGCGTGACCTACACCGTCAATGACCGCGGTGGCATGATTCAAATCGAAAACGGCGTGTACCACTTCGACATCTTGATGTCCTCCAATGCTGAGTGCAATCGCTGGGGCAGGCGAAAAGGTACCGCCATCATCGGCGGTTCTGGTTCTTCAAGTTCGTCCGATTCATCCGGTTCGAGTACCGAGAAGAAAAAGAAGGATATCACGACCGTTGTTGTTAAGTCTGTCACAGGTGCAGCAGGTACGCGCAAGGAGATCCTGCGGGATGTTCCGTCCTGCCAGATGCCAGGCGCGGAGCTGATCATCCAGAACAGGAACGGTCAGCTTCAGCAGCCGATGATCGAGGGCGACATCGTGTGGGAAACCACCCGCAGCGGCGCGGCGTCCTCGCTGACGTTTACGGTGGTCAAGGATGATACTCTCAACTTCCACGAGGGTAACCCTGTATCGTTCCGGTTTAACGGCGCGAATGTGTTCTACGGATACGTCTTTAAGAAGTCGCGCTCAGACAATCGGCTGATTAAGGTCACGGCCTATGACCAGCTGCGCTACTTCAAGAACAAGGACACGATTTCGTACACGAACAAGACCTACGCCGATGTGCTGAAAATGCTGGCTGCGGACTACGGCCTCAAGGTCGGTACCGTGACCGACACCAAGTACAAAATCCCGCAGAGGATTGAGGAAGGAACGCTCTTTGATATGCTCGGCAATGCCAGTGACCTGACCATCATCAACACCGGTAAGGTGTACGTCTTGTATGACGATTTCGGCAAGTTGTGCCTCAAACCGTATGAGAGCCTGCTCCTGCCGCTCTACATCGACGAGGACACCGCCCAGGGTTACAGCTACACGTCCTCGATTGACAGCGACGTGTACAACCGCATCAAGCTGGCGTGGGACAATGATGAAACCGGCGTCAGAGAGGTTCATGTGATGAACAATACCGCCAGCCAGAGCAAATGGGGCACGCTCCAGTATTACGAAAAGCTGGACAACGCCCTCAACACCGCTGATTTGCAGACCAAGGCCAAGGCGCTGATGAAATACTACAACGTCATCCACCGCGAACTGACCATGCAGAAGGTGTTCGGGGACGTTCGGGCGCGTGCCGGTACTTCGGTCTGCGTCGGCATGGGCCTGGGTGACATCAACATCAAGAACTATATGTGCGTGGAGAAGGCTAAGCACACGTTCAGCAATGGCCTGTACACGATGGACCTGTATTTGAGCGGAATTCGAGGTGAGTTTAGTGCCTGATATGTTTACCGCTATGAAACAGATTGCAGAAAACGTCTTTGAAGCAAGACGGCCTGCTGACTGGTACTATGGCAAAGTTATTTCATTATCGCCGTTTCAGGTACAGATTGACCAGAAGACAGTGCTTGAAAAGAACTTTCTGGCTGTCCGTACCGGCATGAGCGCGTCCTCGTTTAAGGTAGGGGACAAGCTCATTCTGCTAAGGAAACAGGGCGGTCAGGAATATCTCATTTTAGACACGAAAGGGGCGCTGTAATGCTGCCGACAGAGTATAATGACGATCTCGTGCAGGATTTCGAGATTGAAACACAGCCTACGCGCACCTATGCGCTGCGGTTTGACGGCTACCCGTGTTCCGGCGGCAAGCTGGACGGACTGGAAGCCATGAAGCAGGCTATTTTCCTGATTCTTCAGACCGAGCGGTTTCAGTACGCGATTTACAGCTGGAATTACGGTATCGAGCTGAACGCCCTGCTGGGTCAGACCATGACGCCATATCTGCAAGCTAAGGTCGCCAAGGCGATTGAAGATGCGCTCATGGCAGATGATCGTGTGTTGTCGGTGGAGCAGTTCTCGTTCACCAAGGGCAAGTGCAGCCTGCTTGTGAAATTTACCGTAACCACGACCGAGGGCGATGTGGAAAGCGAATTTGAGTTTGGAGGTGAAGCGGCATGATCGGACGATATTCCGATGAAATGACGTTTGATTATATCATGAACCGGATGTTGGAATCTGTGCCGGACACCGTGGACAAGCGCGAGGGCAGCATCATCTACGACGCGCTTGCACCGGCAGCCGCAGAGCTTGTCAAGTGCTATATGGAACTGGACGTCGTGATGGACGAAACATTTGTTGATACGGCGTCGCTCCAGTACCTTATGCTGCGCTGCAAAGAGCGCGGCGTAGCTATTCAAGGCGAAACTGCGGCTGTTATCGAGGGCGTGTTCACGCCGTCCAACATCGAACTGTCCGCCGGTCTGCGGTTCAACTGCGACGAGGTGAACTACACCATCACAGAAAAAATATCGGCGGGTCACTACAAACTGGAAGCGGAAACGCTCGGTACGGTCGGCAACAAGTACACAGGCTTGCTGTTGCCAATTCAGACAGTGAACGGTCTGGATACTGCATCTATTGCGGCTGTACTTATCCCTGCTGAAGATGGTGATACAACTGACACTCTGCGTGAGAAGTATTACGCCAGCATCGACGGTGAAGCGTTCGGCGGCAATGTCGCAGATTATAAGGAAAAGGTCAACGCGATCACAGGTGTTGGCGGTGTTAAGGTTTATCCGGTCTGGAACGGCGGCGGTACGGTCAAACTGACTGTTATCGCATCCGACTATACCGCACCGAGCACCGAGCTTATCAGCAAGGTACAGACCGCCATTGACCCTGAGCAGAACCACGGTGAAGGTCTGGGTTTGGCTCCGATCGGACACACCGTAACTGTTACCGGCGCAAAGTATGCCGATATTGCTATCACAGCAAATGTTACTTTCGCCAGCGGTTGGAACTGGGAGAACGGCAAGTCGCAGATTGTGAGCGCCGCCAATGCATATTTGAACGAGTTATGTAAAGAGTGGTCGGAGAACGAAACAACCATTGTGCGTATCTCGCAGATTGAAACGCATCTGCTGACCGCAGATTGCATTGTTGATATTGACGGTACAACCGTCAACGGTAGCGCGAAGAACATCGAGCTTGCAGCGGACGAAATTCCACGCCTGAAAACGATTGGCGGTGCATAATGCGAAAGAAACTGAATGAGTATTTACCGTCAATTCTGCTGAAAACCTATGAATTCCCGCTGCTGTGTGATACAGAACAGCGGGAATTTGACCGCCTGAACACTGCTGTTGATGAAGTGTTAGATGCTCAGTTTGTCAGCACAGCCGGAGAACGAGGTATCGAGAGATACGAACAGATTTTCAGTATCGTTCCACAAGATACGGATACCTTGGATGAAAGACGTTTTCGCGTACTGGCGAAAATCAACGCTCAGTTGCCGTTTTCCATCCGTCGTTTACGTCAGCAGTTATCGACATTGTGCGGTGAGGACGGTTACAGGATGGAGATTGACGGCGGCAAATACACGCTGACCGTTAAAGTGGCTCTGACCGCGAAACGCAATCAGCAGGCGGTCGAAGAATTGCTTGCCGACATTGTGCCTGCGAATATGGTCTGCACGACGTCGCTGCTGTACAATCAGCACGCAGACCTGACCCGCTTCACCCACGCACAGCTTGCCTTGCTCACGCATTTTGAAATTAGAGAGGAAGTGTTGCCGGATGGCGAGTAAAACGACAAACTACGGGCTGAATAAGCACAGTCCGCAGGATTTCTACAGTGTAGAAGCCAGAAATGAGAACTGGGATAAGATCGACGAGGCTCTTGCTGCAACCGACCCGACCAAGATCACCGCCAAGGCCGAACCGGCCGACGGTGACGGCGTGATGATCGCGGACAGCGAGGACGGCGGCAAGGCTAAGCGGCTGCTGTGGTCGAATGTTAAGGCGGCTCTCGGCAAGCTGTTTGTTCCGCTGGCGCGGAAGATCAACGGGAAGACGTTGGCGAAGGATGTGACGCTGACGGCGGCCGACATCAAAATGCCCGACAGCGAAGAGGACGTAGGGGCGGCTATGGCAAAGCGACCCTTGGCGAAGGAAACGCTTACGTTGGCAGGCGATATTAACGCAAAAAGTGCTTTTCCGCGCGGTA